CAGAAACTGGAGCAACAGTTGGTCTTTGGCGCAGTACTTCTGCTATTACTTCTATTGAAATTTCATTAGATTCTTCTAGAACTTACAGTGCTGGTTGTACTTTCACCCTATACGGTATAAAGGCAGCATAATGGCAACTACTTATGAAGCAATTGCAACTGTGACTGTCGGCAGCGGCGGTGCGGCTAACATTGAATTTACCTCTATTCCGCAGACCTATACCGATTTAGTAGTAAGACTAAGTGGTCGCTCTACGACAACAGATGCCGATATGTATATCTCTTTCAACTCTAATACAGCAAACTATTCACGCAGAGTTCTTCGCGGAAATGGTTCTGCTGCATCATCTACTTCTGGTTCAGATAGATATGTAGGAACAATAGATAGTAGCGGTGAGACTGCAAGCACATTTGGTAATTGGGAAATATATGTACCAAATTACACAACTTCCAATAATAAATCTTACTCAATAGACAGTGTTGAAGAAAACAATGCAACACAAGCATTTCAATATATGATTGCTGGTCTATGGTCTAATAGCGCTGCTATAACATCTATAAAATTAGAGTTCATTGCGGCTGGAACTTTTGCCCAATACTCAACCGCTACCCTTTACGGAATAAAGAACTCATAAGGAGAAGAAATGCCAACTAAACTAGTCGTAGATTGCAGCACAGGCGCAGTTGAGGAAATCGAATTAACTGCCGAAGAAATCGCACAACGCGAAGCCGATGCCGAAGCCGCAGCACAAGCGAAGGCAGATGAAGAAGCCGCCGCAGCCGCTAAGCAAGCTGAGAAGGAAGCAATCGCAGCTCGCCTTGGCTTGAGCGCTGAAGAACTTTCCACCCTGCTTTCATAGTAAGTCCATCGGGGCCATACAAGGAGATCACAGTGGGCATTTCCACCCGTCAAGTCACCGTCACAACAAGTCCAACCATCTTGGTTGACAACACCGCCGAAGCCGAAGAAGTGCATCTGCACGCCGCCGGTGGTCAGGCAGTTTATATTGGCGGTTCGGATGTCACCACTACTTCTGGCTTCACAATGGATAGCGGAGAAAAGTTGACCTTGCAGAATAAAAACAACCCGATTTATGGCGTCACCAACACAGGCACTACCGTTGTTCAGGTCTTGGTGGTCGGCACATGAGCGCAATGGATTGGGCATCATTTTTCGTTGCCGTCTTTAGTATTGTTGGCTCGGTAGCTCTCGGAGTCAAATGGCTTGTCAAGCATTATCTCAACGAACTCAAGCCCAATGGCGGATCATCGTTGAAAGATAAAGTCTCGGCGCTAGAAGACAAGGTTGATTTCCTGACTGATATTGTCAAAGAAGCCTTGAAGAAATAATGTGCTCAAAACACTTAGATAATTTTCTCCACATCGCAGGCGCCGAAGTTGGCTATATTGAAGGCCCTGCTGATAATCAGACCAAGTATCAAAAGGCGAATCAACCTTGGTGTGGCGCCTTTGTCAATTGGTGCGCCAAGCAAGTTGCCTTGAAGATTCCTGACTGCACCTACACGCCTAATGGCGCAAAGGCATTTGTCAAAGAAGGAACTTGGCAGGATGCAGAAGGCGCAACTCCATTACCAGGAGATTTGGCATTCTTTGACTTCCCCGCCGATGGCATTGACCGTATCTCTCACATAGGAATCGTGGAGAGTGTCCACGCCAACGGCACCGTCACCACCATTGAAGGCAACACTGCGCCCGACACGAAGGGCGATCAGCGCAATGGCGGTCAGGTAGCGCGTAAGATTCGCGCCTACAAGAAAAAGAATCGTGGCAAACTCAAGCCATCTCTGCCGGTGTTCATTGTGGGCTTTGGCAGACCTAAATTCAAGGAGTGCAAATGCTCGACAAAGCAAAACTCATCGCAGTCGGTAGCACATACGCAAGGGCAGGAGCTGCCGCAGTAGCCGCTCTCTATCTTGCCGACCCATCTCGCCCATTGAAGGATTATGTTGCGGCTTTCGCTGCGGCAGTTCTTGGCCCGATACTCAAGGCCATTGATCCTAAAGCGACAGAGTTTGGTCGCGGAAGTAAGTAGTTATGCAACGGGGGAAAATCTTAGATGAGGCAAAACGCCTCACTCATTCGGATCGTCAAGACACCTATGGCGACCCGCTGACAAATCATCAACGCATCGCAGACCTGTGGAGTGTTTATCTTGAAACTGAGATAACACCTTCACAGGTCGCTTTGTGTTTATGTCTGGTCAAAATTGCTCGCTTGATGCAGACACCTGACCACATAGACTCATTCATAGATTTAGCAGCGTATGGCGCCATTGGGGGCGAAATCAGTGCATCTCAACAATAATCTCATTCTTGTTCCAACTCGTGGCAGACCACACAACGCCATTGAAGTTCTCAAATGTCACAAAGAATTCTCTTGTCGCTCTGACTTGCTCTTTATCGTGGACACCGATGATGAAGAACTCATCAACTATCGAAGCGCCGTCGGTGTTGAGAACATTCTTGAAATTGAAAATAAAACTCGTGGTATGGCCTATCCGGTCAATGTCGCTGCCAAGAAATACGCCAACGAATATGACTATTTCACCTTCATTGGCGATGACCATCGACTACGAACTCCCGATTGGGATATTGCCTTGATGCGTGCCATTGGCGACCGACCAGGGCTTTCCTACGGCAACGATTTGTTGCAAGGGGAGAATCTGCCAACGGCGGTGATGATGTCGGCGGCCATTGTCCGCGCCCTTGGCGGCATGGTGCCACCGAAGCTCAAGCACCTTTATCTTGACAACTTTTGGAAAGCCTTGGGCAATGACTTGGGCAATTTGGCTTATCTGCCAGGAGTCGTCATTGAACATCTCCACCCTGTTGTAGGCAAAGCCGAATGGGATGAAGGCTATATCGCCGTCAATGCCCGTGAAGTTTATTCCTTTGATGCCTTGATGTTTGATAACTTTATGAAAAGTGAGGACTACCAAGTTCTCTTGAAGGCTTTGCGTCAATGAAGTGTATTTCATTTTCGCTTTATGGAAACGATACCAACTACACCATCGGAGCTATCAAGAACGCCATTCTTGCTTCGCGCTACTTTCCTTTTGATGATGGCTTTGTCACTCGCTTCTATGTAGGCAAGTCGGTTGATTCATCTATCACAACAACCCTTGAGCGAATCAAAGGCGTTCAAATCGTCACAATAGATCGAGTGGAAAACCACACGGCGAAGTTGTGGCGCTATCTTGCTTTCTCTGACGAACAGTTTGAAGCCGTCATTTGTCGTGATGTAGATGCCCGTCTTTCCTATCGTGACCGCATTGCCCACGAAGATTGGGTAAATTCTTGCCTTGATTATCACATTATCAAAGACCACCCGACAGGTCACAACTATCCCATTTCTGCCGGTATGTTTGCAGGTAAGACCAGGGATTTGCGCTTCTTAGCATCCACCATCAATAATCGTGAGCGCGGCGATTACTACACAGTTGACCAAGATTTCTTGGCAGAAGTGGTCTATCCCATCGTCGCAGGTGACGCGCTCATTCACGATCCTTACTATCAGACACCTATCATTGGCAACTCAATTAGAACTACAATTCCCTTTGATGCGCCAACTCCCCTGTCGCACATCGGCGCAGCTCTATTTTCCAACGATACTTTTGTCTTTGACATAGACCGCAAAGCGCAAATGGCTTATTGTGGCTCTGCGAAATATATCTACGAACACGACAGGTGGGGGAAATGAAGATACTCATTACAGGCGATGAAGGCTTTGTCGGCACTAATTTCAAGAAGCATTTAGATTACAAGCGCAATTCCATCACCGGCATTGACATCAAAAGTGGCGTGGATGTCAGAGATTTTTTTGCCAAAGATGACACCAAGTTTGATGTCGTCATTCATTTAGCGGCTATCGTCGGTGGCAGAGCCACCATTGAAGGAAACCCTTTGGCAGTTGCCGCCGACCTTGCCATTGACGCCGATCTTTTCCAATGGGCGCTTCGCGCTCGCCCGAATCACATCGTGTATTTCTCGTCATCTGCTGCCTATCCGATTTACTTGCAACGAGCTGAATATAAGCAGCGACTCAAAGAGTGGGATATAAACCTTGACCACATTCGCACTCCCGACTTCACCTATGGTTGGGCGAAGTTATCCGGTGAAATGCTGGCTTCTTATGCCAGAGCAGAAGGCTTGAAGGTCAGCGTTCTTAGGCCCTTTAGCGGATACGGAAGCGACCAGAGCCTTGACTATCCCTTCCCAACATTTATCAAACGCGGAAAAGAGAAGTTTGATCCTTTTGATGTATGGGGCAGAGGAACGCAGGTGCGCGACTTCATTCACATTGAAGATGTTGTCAGGGCGACCTTTGAAGCCATCACTAATGATGTTACAGTTGCAAATCTCTGCACAGGAAGAGCGACATCCTTCATCGAGTTGGCAGAACTTGTGATGATGCAGGCGGGATATTTAGCTCCGATACGCACCAACCCGAAGGCTCCTGTGGGAGTTGCCTATCGGGTCGGTGATCCAAACAAGATGCTTGGCTTCTATGAGCCACGAATCTCTTTGGAAGAAGGAATTGCTCGCGCCTTTGCAGGTGCTTAAAACTGCTCTTCCATTTTGTTGATGGTGCGCTTGATGTAGCGTGGGCCGAAGAAGTTGAGAAACCACTTGGGAAATGCGAAGGGTTTTGGCTCATTCTTCGGCATTACAAGAAGGATCAGAAGAATCCACCACGAATACCAGACGCTCATCAAAGTCCAAAAGATAACGCTTCTGCCGACAGAGTAGGCATAGAACGCAGTCACAAAGACTGCAAGAAGTTGAAGTCCGTTCATTTAGCACCAACCCATCACAGGTGCAGGTTGAATATCTTTGACAACTTCATAGAATTTGCCGTTCTCGTGTTGTGAACCTGCGGTGACAACATATCCGTTGAACTTGATGTCCACTCCATCGCGCAACTTTCCAGGATAAGAGTCGGCAGTTGCCTGATAGTAAAGATGCAGACCATCGCCGGTTTCTACTGTGAAAGTGTTGGTATCAAGACCATCGGTGCTTCCGCCGTTGCGATAGTCCACATCAAAGACGACAAGACCTGACGGCGCACAGGCGATTGCGATATTGAGCAAAGGTGACTTTTTGAACCATTCTGACACCTTGGCAGGATTATTTGATGCCGACTTGTAACCGCGTGTTGCGATAGGAAAGAACGGCGTCTTTTGCTGAGGATAACAAGGCATCACATACCAACCGCGCTCTGCAAAGGCGGTGGCAATGTCGGCAGTTGACATCTTCATTGTCTTCATTTGACGAACTCCTTTAAGAAGTCAACGATGACTTCGGAAACTGTCTTGCCTTCTGCCTTCGCCTTCGCCTGCGCCTTGCGCCATAGTTGTTCGCTCACACGAACGGATCGAATCTTCTTCATTGATTCCTCACTAACTTCTGATGCAGATAATTGCAGTCGGGACAGACTGCCAACTTTTCATTCTCGCCATTGTCATATTGCCACCAAGTTTGATAACTCGTGACCATTATCTTTCCGCACATTGGACAAGTCATTGATGATTCTTTTCTACGATTAACTCAATTGCACGATATAGGTCAGCGATTATCAAATGCTCTTCAGGATTTGTCGCGTCTATTGATGCAAGTAGAGAAAGAATGATTCTTGATGTATCGCTTGCTTTTGTCATTTTTACCTTTCGCGGGGCTACTATTTTTCGCCCACAGACCAAAGATAGACCTTGTGCCTACTCTTGTCCATACACAAGGGAGTTGAGCGTGTGGGCGTGTCGGACTTAGGATGTCAGACCTTCCCCTCATACTTATCCACAAGTTCAACGGAAGGGGATTTATGCAGTATCTGATATTCGGCGCCCTAGTGGGCGTTCTAGGGCTTCTATGGGCGATTCTAGCCCTACACGACGACCCATTGAAGGAAGGCATCAGACAGGCGCAGGCGTGGTCTAAGAGCCAAGATAGGCTTCGCAAGGTGATGCCCGAATGAGCCTGTTCTCAGTTCACACCGCCACCGACGGCGCTATTGCCATCTATTTGGAAGAAGCAGACGCCAATCTTGATCTCCTTGAAGACATTGTGGAGCAGGTGCCATTGCTACATCTAGCTCGCCTTCGAGATTTTTCAGGAACCTACGCACTGACATCGGAAGTGGCAGCGCGAGAGGCAGATAAAGTCCGCGCCGCCATTCCAACCGTCGTTGCGAAGGTGGCATCTATGACAGAAGATGAGGCATTGGCTTTGGCTCAACAACTTATTGACGCGGTGAAATTTGCCCGCGCCATCGCCGGTAAAACGACGAAACTTGAATTGGTGAAATAATGGCAAATCCCAATGGTCGCAAAGGCAACGGCTTTGAAATCGGAGTTCTCAAGTGGTTGCGTTCTCGCGGTGTCTTTGCAGAGCGTTTGCGACTTGCGGGTAAAAATGATGAAGGAGACATTGTTGCGATTATCGCTGGCAAAACTTATGTGTTGGAACTTAAGAATAGAAAGTCAATCTCGCTTCCGACCTTTTGGGATGAGGCCCGCAAAGAAGCCGTCAATTACGCCAAAGCGCGTGGGTTGGATCAAACGCCACCTGCGTTCCTAGTTATCAAAAGACGCAACGCAAGTATTGAGAAAGCATTTGTCGTTCAAGACCTTGACTCCTGGTTAGGTGAGAGAAATTGAATGGACTCAATGACTTCTTCCCTTTACTGCCACTACTTCCCGAAGCTAGTTGCAAAGGTATTATCAACCCGAATTTATTTTTTCCAGAAAGCAGAGAACAAGAGGCAAAGTGTCTCCCAATCGTGCGTGCTATCTGCGCCGGTTGTCCTGAA